CAGTATATCCAGACACTGCTCTTGGATATACGATGGTTTCTGATATGTACCAGTTGCCATTTGTAAATGCATTAATTGGAGCTAATGCTTCAGCAATGTCATATGATGCACTATTCCCAGTGTCAGCATACAAGCCATTCTTGGCAAGTGGATGAATCGCTGCCGTAGAATTACCATTCCCGAGCGTATGCTGAGTAAAACCAACAGAGTTGGAAATACTTCTGCCACTAGAAGTTCCTGTATCGGCTTTTATTAAGCTAACGCCAATATACCCTTGTTTAAAATCAAACGGAACACTGCGTTGAATAGAATACGGAAATGTATTAACAATTCCATTTGTTACTGTTGCTCCAGTACCGCCTACTTGTTGCCAGTCTGATAAGCTGTCAAAATCAGTGAAATACTCGAATACGCCAGTACCGTTTCCTGGACCGGTAGTATCCGTTTTGTACCATCTAAAAACATTCTTACCAGGCACAAGTGTTGGAAATTTAACCCATACTCTGTATGGTTTGTTCTGGTCTGTTCGTTCTATCCAATATGGTAAGACTGTAGGCATCAATTTTCACCTCGCAAATCATAGTAATGACTCTTATTCCAAGTTTACCTAAACAATCAGCTGAAGTTGACAAATTGATTCGCCATGAATACGTCAGGACAGGTGAACGTAGCCATAACGTAGCACTTATCTATCTTTGCACTGCCACTCATTTTTGCATAGCCGATAAATCCGCCGATGTTTTCCACTGTTGTTGCACGAACTGAACCAATGAAGTAACTGTCTGTTATCGTATAGTCATCAGTGCCGATGTACCCAATCAAACCACCTACATTCTTTTGCCCATAAACATCCACATGTCTTACTGCACACTGGCTTACACTCAGCCTATAACCAGGCTGAACAAATCCAATAAGTGCACCGCAGTAAGTACTTGAGATTGCTGTAATACTTGAATCGTATATCGCAATGCGGTATAGTGTAGCATTTTTAACTGTATTAGCCAAAATTCCTGCTCCTGCGGTTGCATTAGTCTGCACATTAGCTCCGATTATCTTCACATTTTTTACTGTTGCACCATCGAGCACGTCAAAAAGCGGAGCACTCAGCCCCGTGATTTTGTGATAGTTCCCATCAAAAGTACCTTTAAATGTCTTCGGTGTGTATGTGTATCCTGTCAAATCTATTGAGCTTGTTAAATACACCGTTTCGGTGGTGTTATTCGGCAGTTCTATGAGCTCCTGCGCTGTTGATATATAGATTGCCATAATTACCACCTCACTTTTCAGGGAAGTATCTGCTTGTTCCAATTATCCAAGCAGCATTCGGACTATTGAAGCCTGTCAGCTTAGACCTATCGCCACTTGCAGCACCAAACGACAAGTTCTGCGCAATACGACCTGTTGTAAGTTTGTGGAGCCAGTCGCTTCTGTAGGCTGGTTGCGTCTGGCTACCTGCAAGCACAATCTTGTATTTAATGACGTCTCTATACGTCTTAACTTTCTTAAAGCCCTGCTGCTCTAGTTCTTTTGCAATTGCCTGGTCTATGAGCGTACCTGCCATGACTGTACCGTAGTGTTCTGCTGTACGCTCACCAATTGCTTTTGAAACCTCTTTAGTACCACTTGCACCATGCTTGCGGTTAAGAGCATCAAGATACTGAACAGGATAGTATTCTCCGACCTGCACTTCGTGAATGCCACCGTTATCAGTTACGATAGCAGTTGACATCAGTCCACGTGCTATAGGCTCAGTTGCGACCATCGGTACTTTGATACCACCTTCGTTCAGTACCTTAGTCAGTTGCTCGGTAGTCTTCAGCATTGCTTCGTATGGATTGTTTCTCACTTCAAGGAATTTAGCTGGGTGTATAGGACCGCTTGAGAGCGGGTCGCCTTTCTTGACAATATCGCCGACCTTCACAATCACCTCAAGCCTTGGACTGACAAAGTGCGGTTTATCCTCAACATATACATTCCAACCGCCAGTAGCTAACTTCTCTATTTTGGTTACTCTACCGTACAGCGTAGAAAGCGTAGCACTGATGTCCATTTTGCTTGCCGGCGTTCTTGTGAAGAACTCGACTTCCTCAAGGATATTACCTATCGCTTTGGATTTTCTGGCAGCTCCGCCAGTATGGAACAAGTTGAGTGTACCTTGCGAGAGCGGTTCGGTTATCGCTTGAACGTATTGAACACCAATGTTTGTACCTTTTTGTGGCAGTTTACCTTCAGCAGTAATACCAACTGCAGTTGCTGGTATACCTGCTGGAGTTGTGGCAGTCAGTATTGACTTGACATATACTTCCTTGAGCTTTTCCTTACGTAGCGCTTCAAGTACCTTAGGCGTTATGGGTTCCCCTTCTTTTACTAAGATGCGGTTGCCTTTCTTGATTGTCTGGGCTGCAATGCGACCAAGAATGTCTTTGTCAGGCTTGCTCAGAGATATTGGCACGCCCATATCGTTCGGGTCGTCGTCCTCGATTACTATTAAGTCGGATGTACTGACAAGCAGTTCTTTATTTACGGCTCCAGGCTCGGCAACACCCATCTTCTTGGAAATCATAGATGCACGAGCGCCGAAGCTGGTTGCAAAGTATTCCGAAGGTTTAAGTCCTTCAGAGTATGAACGCTCAACTGCGAATGGGAATACATTACCTTTCGGGTCTGAAGTAGCGAGCGGTGTAACCAAAAGCTGCCTAACCTGCTCTGGATTACCTTTTGCACCTGATACCATCATCCTGAGCACGTCGTTCTTTTCACTGTCCTGTTCTGCCTTCTGCTTGATTGTTTCATCTATTTCTCCAGCAAGTTCAACTAATTTATCTGGATTGGTGAGTGCTACTTTCTTAGCTTGCCTGATAAGTGGCTGAAGCTCCTGTTTGTACTTCTTGTCATCTATGTCGCTAATACCGATTGTTACTGGATACATCGTCATTGCAAGCCTGCCTATTTCTTTCAGCATATCGGATGTGTGCGCAACATCAAAGTTCTTGCCAGTCCTCATTGCAAGCATGTACATCTGGGTCAGTTCTTTGTTGCTTATCGGCTTTTTGTAGTTTCGAACCATCTTCGGGAATAAGCCGTTCACAAGGTGCTGACCAACAGTTGCCGGAATGCCATCAAAGACTACATAGTCGTCGCCTTTAATCATTCTTGCCTTCCAGTCACGGAAAAGCTTTTCATAGTTCTGCCCGTAGTTTGCTATTGGTTTGTTCTGCTTTGGTTTAAGAGCAGTAATGTTGTATATTCCCTGAATGTATTCAGCTCTCGGAATTACCATTATATCCCCGTACACTGGTCGAATTACGTTCTTGCTCGGCATCAGCTTTTCAATTGCTTCCCTTCTTGCATCATCGGTGACAGGCACAAAAACTGCCACCGTGTCGCCGTCGTTGTCTGCGTTGAACCCTTTCATCACAAGTGGGTTCATTCGCAGAACCAGTTCCTGCCTTTTAACAGGTTCAGCTGACTGCTCAGGTTTTTTCTCACTTGACGACGGTATGAGTACAGGCTTGAATGCCATGATGTTGAACTTGTGCAAAGATGGTGGTCTGTTAACAAGTACAGGTCTTCTCTCTATTTCTTGAATGAGCGCCTTTTTAGCTACTTCATCCTTTTGTTCAATCAGTTCCTTTGCCTTGATTATGTCATACCCCATTGTCGTAAGCTGTTTGATTACAAATGGTTTGTATAGGTTCCAAGCCATTTCTTCTGGAATAGCAACTTCATCAACACCGAGCTCAGGACCATTTTGCAGAACAGCTGTAGATGAAAGTTCTTGACGCTTCCTGAAGATTTTCGAATGCACAAGTCCTGTTTTAGGACCGCCGTGCCCTGCAATTATCGGCATTATACCTTTCGGTTCCATTGCGCTCCTGCCTGTCGGAACAGCAAACATAAGTTTTTCAACCTGTCCGCTCAACAAGTTGCTGGCTAATTGTTTGAACTGCTTTTCGTTAGTCACAACTCTTGTCTTCTTTGCATTCTCTAATGTCTGTTTGGCAAGTAGTAAGTCACGATAGGCATAGTTGAGCGGTGAAACAGCTACGCCACCTTCTTCAAGTTCAACTGCCGGCCTGAATTTCGGAGGTACAACCAATACTTCAGACATCACAAAGTCTTCAGGATTGACCTGTTTGTTTTTTACCGCATTGAGCATTCTGAACTGCTTAGCAAGTGTGCCGACCTCTTTAGGATTAGTTGTGCTTTCTAATTTCTGCCTTACTTCTTCAAGTGCTTTGTCGATATCGCCGTTTTTTATTTTGTGCTTTATGAGCTTCTGTATTGCTTCACCGCCGAAATATTTAGCCTTCGGGCTTGAAGCCGGAACGATTTCATTATCTTCTGTGACTGCCAATTCACCGCTATTAAGCTTTTCAACAGTAGTGAGCGGTAGCCCGAGCTGTACGGAAGTCTGCTGCTTGAACACAGGATTGAGTACTGGCTGTGGCAGTTTTATAACCCCCCACTTATCACCGTATATGCCACCAAGCTTTTCTGGGTCGAAAAGCCCGCCTTTCTCAGGCAACATATTCACCGCATTCAGCATTGTCGGTTTTTCTATCTCAACTGGCTTGAGCTTTTCAATATCATCCTTGCTAACTGGGCGTATCAGTAGCTCGTCGCCTTTCTTTTCCACATTGATTCCAGCGGCTTTGAGCTGGCTTTCGAATTTTCTGAACACGAACATAGGTTTCGGTGCTGGTGGCACCTTACCGAGCTCAATGCTGAGCCAGAACTCGTCATTCTTTTCTGCTTTATAAGTCGCCATTTCTTGTATGTTCTTTTCAGCGCCGTGGGCAAGTAAGCTGTAGAACGTAAGCGGGTCGATAGTACGAGCACCGCCCTCTTCACTCGAACCTTTAAGCGGTTGCAGGTCTATGTCGTATCCCCATTCTTTTCGTATTGTAGTCTTCGTATGCGCCATCTGTGGTAGCTTAACAAAATACTCCACACCCGTGAAAACTGGACGTTCAAGCCTTTCACCTTTGTATGTCAGGTACTCTTTTTCCTTCAGACCGTGTTCTTTAAGTAGCTTTCTGACTTCAGATGCCATGTCTTTTTCATCGAAGTTGTCAACGGTTATCGGCTTGCCTATTTTTCTTGCAACTTTTCCAAGTGCACTTTCGAACAGCTGAGATGGATTCAATCTGCTTACTACACCAATTGGGTTGTATATCACTTCCGTCGGTTCACCATTTTCATCTTTCGGCATTTCTTCATCAGGAATAACCGCAGCGATTGTACCTTTGTTTCCATGTCTTGCTACTATTTTGTCTCCAACTGATGCTGGGATAGTTGTTTCGACAAGTACCTTGACTGTATTACCTGTTCGAATTACGTCTACTACTTCACCTCTACTGGGTTCTTCATATTCAATTGTTGCATTGCTGAACGATGACAATTTCTGTTTGAACTTCTCGCCCACAATCGCTTCATGCAGGGTCGGTTTGACACTGCGCACTGCAAGTATAAGTGGCGTGTTCGGTTCGACAACTGCGCCTTTTTTGATAACTCCTGACGGTTCTATATTGCTGAGCTTTGACATTTCATACGTGCGTGGGAATAAGCTTCTGAATTCAGCAGGTGAAACCAATTTCGTGTCATCATCTAACTTGAGCTCATATGTATAGACGTGCTCGCTTGCAAGTTTTTTGGCTGCCGATTCTGAGATTACTATACCATCTTCGTAGTTCAAGCCTTCAAACGGCATGTACGCTATCTTGAGGTTGGTACCGTAAGAAAATACCCCGTTGTCTTCGTTATTTGAAAAGGCGATTATCTGACCAACTCGTACTCTATCGCCCGGCTTGACCAGAACCCTATGCGAGAAGAAGTTACCTTCAGCAAGCGGATAATCTTTAAAGAACTCAACTTTATGTATCTTGCCGTCGTCGCCTTTTATTTTGATTACTTTGTTTTCTTCATCGATTTCTTGCACTGTTCCATTAACAGGAGACCTGAGGTGGAAGAAGGTAGCAATTGCCTGTTCGTATGTATATGGCGTACCGGCAAAGCGTGTCTGAACAAGTGGCTGTTCCGGCTTGGCAAGTGAAACCACATGTGTCATGTGTTTTGCAGCCATCATTGCTCGGTTAGCCTGCAAGCTCTGGAGTGCAGGTAGCATGTTTGTCGCAGGACCGAACATCTGGTATGCATTGAAGATGACATAATCAACTTCCGAAGGCTTGACCTTTGTGATTTTGCCATCTTTCATAGCAGGAACAAGCCCTTGCTCATCAAGTTGCCACATTCCACTGCTTACCTTTACCTTCGGCGTCTTCGAGCTTGAAAGGAGCTCGGTTATATCTATGCTATCTCTGAATTGTTTTTTCAGCGCATCGGGAAACGCAACAACCTTGTCATGCAAATCGATAGGAGCTTTCAGCTCAAGCTCACCTGTTTTGGGATTCAAGAACCAATTCAGTATTTCGCCAGGTCGACCATGGTGCAATCCGAAAATACTAGTGAATGTCATGAAGGTGGTAGCGCCTATCTTATCGGTTTCAGGTGTATGCACCGGGTCAATGAAACCTAAACTGTGCGGGTCCAAGCTGCGGTCTTCAACCGTTATCGCCCTATCGTCTTCGATTGCACCTTCACCTGTGATTGTAACCTGCTTGTTTGCTGAAAGTATCGAGTATGGATTAACAGACTGCAGAATCCTTACTGCAGAGCTCATTGCAAAGAAATCACGAACTGGTTTAAATGTATAGTTCGGTGGAATAATGTCTTTTATCCTGTCATATTTCTGCATCCTGTCTTGTGCAGTCTGCTTGAGCAGTTTTACACCGAGGTTGATTTTCTCTAAGATTTGTTTCTCTGGTATCACGAGTTTTTTAAACGGCAGGCTACTGACACCAGACGGTTCAGCTTTTCCCTGCGCTATCTCAAGTACACGTCTGGCTGCCTGCAGTATCGCCTGCACGGAAACTCTATCAAAAGGCTGACCAACCGTTATCTTTGTGACCTTGTCATCCAGTTCCGTTTTGCTGAAGATGACTTGCAACTGCTTATTCGGCGGGAGCTGGTCAATATTCGATGGCCATAATTCTGAGTACCTCTTGGTCTTGAATGCGTTCAGTACTTTGTCCATATCTATTTTTGCCGAGCGTGCTCTGATTTCGTTGTAAGCATCACCTAGTACTGTACGCAGTTGAGCTTCGTTTACTCCGAGTGCCTGCAGGAATGGAATAAGGTCGACACTGACTTGGTTCACAACAAGTCGCATTGTCTTTTTGCTGGGCGAATAAAGTATTGCAAAGTTCTCGCCGTTTTTAACATTGAACTTTGCACGAATGGTACCGTCTGGCAGTTCCTGTATATAGATTGCAGGCTTCAACCTCAGCTGGTTGGGAATAACATAATCGTTTCCGCGATAGATAAATGTACCAAGCGGTGAAATCACAGGTAGCGAGCCGACTGTGACTTCCCCTTCATCTATCACCTGACTGCCTTTCTTCAGTCTGAGTCTGAGTACAATTGGAGCAACTAATGTTTTTTCGTTCGCCTTGACTTTCTGCACGTAGCTTGGGCTGTCAAACGGCACACGCTTGATTTCAACATCAACCAACTCAAGCGTCAAATCGCCAGACTGTATAGGGAATGCCTGACTGTATATTTTTTTTACCTCACGTTGCATGAAGTTATAGTAATCGTACATTCGACTTTCGAACATGAACATACCTCCCCGCATTAGTTAATCTCACAGTGATTTTACATTAGGAAGTGGAAGTTGTTGAAAAAAAAACAAAAGCCCAGACAGCTAGTCTGGGCAAGCGGGATATGGATGGCGGGGAAATCCCATCACCTAGGGTGGCGGGCATCAAAGCTTGGCAATGTTAGCCTCTTTGAGCTTTCTGGCTTCTGCAACTATGGTGAGTGCAGACTGGCTTTCTTCTGCGGTATCCGGTTCAGCTAAAATAACTTGTGCGAACAACTCAATCATTGTAGCAGCGACAACGTTGGAAAATTGATTCGCTTTTGAGCCAAATACTGGCTTAAACGCATACTTGTAGACCTTTTCAGCAGTTGCCTGTGGGTCAAACCTTGCAAGTAACTTAAGCACGTAAGGTATGACAAAAAGTGTGGTTAGTACACTAAGAACAGCCGTAATAATCAAATAAAGTACATCTGACATACTTACACCTCCTTTTCAGATTGCTTCAGCTCGTCATACCAGACAGCAACAAGATAGTTATTGATTTTGTCGAACTGCGCTTCAATCTTGGTTATGTGCACATTCGGAGAATTCAGAAGCTGTTCCAATTCTAAAGAACTTTCTGGGTCGTCTGCGCTGATTTTGAAAACTCTAATGCGCCTGACAGGTTTTGAATTATTAATCATGCCCTGACTTTCATCAAAGTAATTCACGAAGTTCACCTCCAAGTTAGATGCATGCGACTTCAGTCGTGTGAGATATAGAATAGTTTGTTTTTGTCTTGCTATATTGCCAACCATCGGCTGTTTGAATCAGCTTGCAGTACTTATAACTTATTCCCTGACATACCCTTTTGCCATTTTTATCCTTAATGTCGAAAAATCCGCTTGCTCTCACTGCTACCATACCCATCCAGATACCAGCGTACTTTCCTCTGTCCGGGACTGGAGAAGCATCCCGGAGTGGGTCTTGAGCCTACTACCAACGTAGCACCTTCGTCCCCTTGCCCTTCGGGTCCGGTGCTTAGGCTGGTCAACCAGGGCTTTTACAAGCCCTCGACTTCAGTCGGGGGTAGTTGACTCCTTAAGTATTAAATTGGTGAATTCTGCCGTCTAGGTGGTTTCTGTTCAGGTAGCGGTCGCATGTCCGCTTGCTGTTCAACCGGCATCTGTCGCATCATTTCCGGCGTCATTGGCGGATAAAGCATAGGCGGTTGCATTGCCTGTGTTGGAAGATACTGCGACAGCCCCATCAATCTTGCTTGGTCTCCTAGAGGCTGGTTCTCGGGAATATCTACCTCTGGCTGTTGCATCGTTGCAACCACTGCCTGCGCTTCCATCTGCATCTTCTGTTGCTCTATAAATTGTTGCTTCTGCAGTTCAAGTTCACGCAACATTTCCTGACGTTGCAGTTCAAGCTCTCGTTCATAATCAATGTCGAATTCTTTGAGTAGCGTTTTCTTAGATATAGTCTGCATCTGGTAAAGTTGCAGGTACATCTGTTTGCGCTGTATGTCATCTGCCATCTTGAACGGTCTGAGCTTAACGGAAACTTTCGGCAGTTCCAAAATGTTCAGGATGATAGCTACAATCTTGTTGAGTATTTCTTCGATTCGCTCCCTGAAGTTGATGAAGTGGTTCTCAAGCATTCTGAGCGACACCGAACTACCAGACCAAGTCAATCCACCTTTGATGAATTCCATCGGAACTTGCAAATCTTGAATAATCTGGTTATTTGCAAAATCCATCTCTGCAAAAACAGTGACTGACTTGCCTTCACCTGAAAGCTGACCTACGCCAACCGGCACAGGGAATATCTGGATGTTGTTGGGATTGAGCTTCCAGTTCGTCAGAGCAGTTGTTACCTTCCGCTTCCAGTCATTCAAATCAAGTGTAAGTGGCGAACCTTGTGTAATAAGTTCGGTTGGCGGATAAATGTATCTGTACGGAACCATGCGTTCACTCAGTATCGCTTCCTGCGCACTTTCAAGTAGCATATAGTAGTATGTATCCTTGAATGCGTGGACTATCCAAGGCAACCCCCACGGCGTGAACTTCCCTGACGGCGAAACCCTCTGGAACACAACCAAGTTATTCTGATTAAGTTTAACTGTTGTCGTGCCTTTAATTATCGCTTCAAGGAATGCATATGGTGTCGTCCCAAGCAGAAACTCATCTTTCATCAAGCGCTTAACAAAACCTTTGTTCATCTTGACGTAGTATTCGGCAACGTTCGCATACTCATTATAGTTTATTTCAATCTCTGATGGGTTCCAGACAACAATATTAAAATTCCTGTTTTTCAAAATAGTATCACGTACTTCGACTGGTTCGTAACTGTTTGGACCTCTGAAGTAAAGTTGTTTTTCCTTGAACTCCCAGTTGGGTTGCCCGTTAACAACTTTCGGTGTATAGACAGTTTTCGTATAAACACCCACAAACTCACGCATGAACGGTGCTACAACAGAAGCAAATGCATTACCGTAAATGAAGTAGTCAAGTCCTAGCTTAAAGATAATGTCTATTATCTTAAGCTTGTTTTCTAAAATGTCCTTTACTATTTCAAGTGCTTCCTGATTTTCGGTTTCGTAATCTAACTCAGTAAGGGCATACTCGACAAGCTTGTTGACAGCAGCTGCTATCGTTCCGTTAGAAACGTATAGGAAATAAGCAATCTTAAAAATTTCACGGATGTTGTCCGTAATGTTTGCGTTGTCTACATCCATTATTTTGTTGATTAGTCTTTTTGCACCAGAACCTGTAACAGGCAGTAGTCCCCGTATCTCATCAGGCATTATTCCCATCGGTGTCACTGAGCCCATACCGTCCGCCTCCTAACAATAGCCTTGTGCCATTCCGCAGAATAGCCGTAGTCTTTAAGAAATTGAGAAATGGTATACAACCTAATAGCCTGCCCTTCAACAATATCCATCGGAAATCTCGTTATATCTACATGTTCCGCACGTTCTAAATACTCAAGCATTTCAAAGACAGGTCCAATGAGTGTGCGGACGTCCCGCCAGAAATTGAGCATAACGGGATGTGGAACGGCATAACCATAGTACTTGCCCCAGACTGTCGTTACGTAGGTCTGAACTTCTTCATTCAGGTATTTCAGCATATCTGGAAAATCCCGCTGGATAATCCAGCAGGTAAAAGCGAGCTCCTGCTCAGTCGGTGGTGTTACGTACTCAACTGTGCCAATGCCGTCAAGCAGAAAGTTCGCAACCTTTTCGAATATGTGCCAGTGCTGATACGCTACAGGTTTAGAAAGCGTGTCGTATGCTCGGAGCTTGTCGACAACACTATCGTGCACCGGTTGAACTTTTCGAGCAAATGTTAAACACACATCCAAATCGTCTTTTGGATAGCTTACACCGTATGGTGCAACTACGTTATTCAGTGCGTCTATTACTTGTTTTGGGTCAGTTAAGCTGGCTTCGCTAAGCAATGCCATAACTTCTCACTCCTCCTCGTCAGCACGTTTTATCATAAGAGAAATTACCTCCTTTGCGGACTACAACAGATTATATCGTACAGTATTCGAAATGTTGGAAAACGAAAAGTCCCCTGATAGGGGACTTATTCGTTAACTTTTTTGCACTTGCCTAGCGCATTTTATTTAGAAGCTCATTCATATTTTTCTCGACAAACCTTAACACTTCTTCGGTGTTTGTCTTGAAAATTTTCGGCTTGCTGTCCGATGCTTGTTTTTCAAGAGGCTTCATTGGTGTAGTAACTGCATCAAGCGGTGTGCCTACGACTTTCCAATATCTATCCACGCCTGCATCTTTATCTAATCTTTCAAGTACCTTAGCAACTAAATGCGGTGGATAGTCTTCAGCAACTGACGCTATCTTTTCATACACGGGTTTGTATTCAGCCGGTGCGTATTTTTCTCTTAGTGCGATGTATTTGTAGAAGTCAGGATTAAGTTTTCCTTCTTCCAGAGACGCATACTTGTTAAGTGCATTATCTGGCGAAATTTGAATGCCGTACTGCTTTGCTTTCTGTTTTATTTTCCTTGCTAAGCTTGCACGGTATTTTTCAGGAACCTTATCGTAGTGCATGTTGAAAAAGCTAATCGCAGCTTTAACATGTGCCTCATCGTGCAGTGGGTACTTCTTTACAACCTTGCCAGTTCGTGGGTCTTTGTACACCAGTCCGAAAACTTTCTTTGGTAGCTTCATCCTTTCACGCATCGTGAGTTCCTTTGCAGTTTTTTCAAACAACGAAGCGTATTTGTGAATTACATTGTCTGGTGAAATCATAATCCCATACTGGCTAGCCTTCTGTTTGATTTTCTTTGCTACTTTAGCTCGGAATTCTTCAGGTAGCCTATCGTAGTGCATATTAAAGAACCTTATGGCAGCCATAACGTGTTCTTTGTCGTGCAGAGGATATTTCTTAACAGTCTTGCCAGTGACTGGGTCTTTGTAAACTAATCCGAATTCCTTTTTCGGAAGTTTCATCCTTTCACGCATTGTAAGCCTTTCGGCAGTCTTTTCGGTATCAGGAACTGTAACTTCATTTGGAACAGTGACAGGTCCTTCTGGCACAGTTGCACCAGCTTTCGAAGCAAGTTCTGATAGAGCCTTAACATAGTCAGCATCATCTGAGTTAATACCAAATGAAACCAGCGCGTCATATATTTTTGCCGCAATCTGTACTGCAATATCTTCTGGGAAGTACTTAACGTTCTGTACAAAATACCATGCACTCGTGAGTGCATCAATTGGATTGTCTATCCTGTATATGCCTTTCGACGTCCCCTTGCCGACAATATATGCAGCATACTGCTTTTTGCCGTTGACAACATCAGTAAGGTAGTCAGTACTTCTGAATCTCTCAGGAATAACCATATGGGAGAACCCCATGCGGTTGCCCGGGTCGTTGTACTGGTCAATCGGCAGTGTGTATAAATCCAGTGTCATTTTCTCACCACCTTTGCGTAAGTGACCTATCCACAGGTCAAATTATGCATAAATTGACTTTTAGAAAGGTCATTCCTTCGTTGCACATAAGGCCACAACTGTATCGTAAACCAGCACGTCGCCGACATTGGCATTAAGTAAATAGTTCTGTATCAGGCAGTTAGAATATTGTGCAATCGTCTGGTCTGAATCCTTGACCACTATTCTGATGTATTGTTTGTTCTTAGCCAACTTAAATGCATTAAATGTAGGCGAAGCCATGGTCGAAATCTGAATAGTGTATGCTTTTACACCTGTCACGATTTGCGGACTGTCACTACCTATGATGAACTGCCTTCGCTCATCATCTTCTTCGTTTACTACCACGTTCATGGCATATCCAAGGGAAGTTGGATTTGATGCATAAGTCTTAGTCTCACCAGACCACTCGTAAACCTCAACTTGGAATTGTGTAGACTTGAACGGTGCAAAAGAAGTTGGGTTGGCAACAAGACTATTCATTTTGAGTTCAGCCATTTATATCCCTCCTTTTTTTTACGCTGGGCAATAAAAGGTCAGTGTAGAGTAATAAATTATAGTCTCCACGGAGACTTCGTCGGTGGCACTGGCAAGCACGCAGTTATTCCATGTTCTGTCGCCTATACGAATTGTAAAATTGCTGCCTGTCAGAGTTCCTGATGCAAATGCCTGAGTAAGCTGAATAACCCACACTGGTTTTGCCGCAATCAGCTTGACAGGCTTATAGCTGTTTATATCGTATATCCACTGTACATCCTGCTGGAATGTTATGTTAAATGCCGTAACATAGAGCTTGGTTTCATTTCTTGCAGATGAGGTTATTACAACTCCTTGCCCCTGTGCCACACTACTACCTCCTCAAATCTTCGGATACCTTTAAAAGGAACCAACAGTTATTATGGTTCCAGAACTCCCTTGCTGGGAATTTGCCTCAAGTGTTACACATTCAAGTGTAATGTCGTCATAGATTAGAACCTGTCCTGCCGTAACGCCTCTACTAACTATTGACACATGGCAGTTGCGAGCTATCAGACTTGCATTTGAACCAACTTTGACTTCATAGATTTTGTCCCCGATAGAAAGCTGAGCAATATCTTGGTTTGCAGTGTTGAATGCAACTCTTCTCATCTGAAGTGTCACTGCCTCGAATCCTGTTACTGGTAGAAACTGCAGTGTTCCGAGTTCGGTAACACGCTCAACTTGTACCATATAGTTTACGGTGATGCTCTGTGCAAACGAGTCTGCATAGTCTGCGCTATCAGAACGAAGTTTCAGCCATACAGGAACATCATTGAGTGTTAAGAAGTTGCCCGGCATGTTTGATACCTCCTTTTATTTTTTAACTCATTGCTTCACACTCATATTCACCTTGAAATCTGAAGAGCTTGCTTGAGCTGTAGTCTAAACTTATGCTGAACGTTCGAGCATAGCAGTTAGATAATTTGATATTGCCAAGTGCAATAGATTGGTAGCTTGCATTCAGGCTCGGCATGTCTTGTGAAACTCCCGAAAACGACACCGCATACCGTTCAGGACCAGCATATGGTACTGGATTCGTAACAGCTACTTCTTTGCCTTCTTCAATTGACGAAGCAAGTTCAACAACTAATTCCTTGCGCACAGATGCTGAGTTTACATAGCTGACTTTTGCTCCATCAAAAGTTATTGCAACGTTCTTAAATGTCAAGAAGTTCTGTTCCATCTGCTCCACCTCTACGCTATGCACTCAAACGTAAGTTCTGAATAGAAGAAGACAGCACCTGCTGTACCATATGCCGTAGCCGATGCAATCACGCAGTCGCTAAGCAGTTTCCCATCTGGCAACTTAATTGACGTCTTGTCGATACCGACCAGCTGGATGCCTGCAACTGCGTATTTCAGCCGAATGGTCTTCACTGGAAATCTGGTTACTACATTGGCTGTTGGTGAACCCGGATTCGAAAGTACCTCAGTCTGATACGTTGTCGTTTCCGTGCGAGACTGATAGTAAATCGGTATCTCCCTACTGTCAGACGGTATCAGCACAATAAACGTACCGCTCGGTTGCTGCTCAACTTTTATGTTCTGACCAATCTGTCTTATTTCATTCTGCTGTCGCTCATTCTGCTGTTCTTTGATTTCTTGCTTGGTATCACTGACTGCTTGCTCAGTTTCTTCAAAGAACTCTTTAATATTTTCAAGCTGCAGGTACTGAAGCAGTTCAGCTGCTGTAATTTGAAATGCTGGTCTATCATTTGAAATTTCAAAAGTAAGTACTACATCGTACAGTACACTGCTGAGTGCAGACTCCAACTTAAGGTAGCCGTTTGAGTATTCTTTGCTTTCTTTGAAATTATTAGCCATTAATTTAACTGCCTGCTGGTAAAGACCCGTACTTCCGAATAATCCATCAATCAAAGTATTTATGTACTGTGCTGCTGTTTCTTTTGAAAAGTCAAGATTAGTGACATAATTTCTGTATTCGGTGGCTAGTTGTTGCAGCTGAACTACTTGCTGCTTGGCGCTTTCAGGAAGCGACAAGGTATTCAGCTTCATGAGTATGGTAGAAAACAGTTCAGCGCTTGCAGTAAAGTAGTCCTGGCTTTTAGCTTGGAAGTCTACTCTTAGGCTCATGTGTTCACCTCATAGTTAAAGAGGGGGCAAGCCCCCTCGCTTTTACATCCGCCCTGCGACTATATGGAACTCGACCACATTGAGTGGGAAGAGCGTCTGCATCTTGATTACACAGTGCACCTTATCTGGTTCATCTTCAGGTATTACGAGCTCGCTGATTTCTGTTTTTGGACCGCAGATGTTTGTCGCCTTATAGAATTTGATTCTGTCTTCAATTGCCGGTCTGATAATAGTATTGAGCGTCTCTTCAGTAAGCACAATTCTTGCGACATAGTTCATTAAGACACGTTTGAGGTCTTCTGAGATGAAGTCTACAGAGCGTATGATACTGTCTTCCCAGGTAACCATATCAGTATTCGCTGTTGTGAGCTGGTGCCTGACTTTTACTGTGGAAGTATTGTCGTCTTTGTAGAGTATCCAGTAGCCGTATGAAGCAAGTTCATTGAGCTCCATTTCGCTGAAGTAGTAAGACAAGTTGTTGTTCCAGAGCACATCTGTAAAGACAGGCACTTCAGTTTCAGTAAGGACTATTTGTGGCATTTGTCTGTTCATAAAGTAAGCAACTTGTCCTGCATAGAATGAAGCATACATATATCCTGGAACAGGATAAGAGCTAGTAAGGAACCTTGCCATGAACACTGGGTTGAGCAGTATCCTTACACGTTTTTCTTCTATTGGCGCAATGAACTTTGCCAATTTAGCGATAACTTCCGGCTTGCTCAGTCCAGCTGTATATGAAGTGTTCTTAAAGCCGGCCATTACAATTCTGAACTTTCTCATGTAGTTTTCCGACTCGGCAAGCCTTACGGCACTAACTAACGCGTCTGCAACGGAAATACCGCTCTGCTGACCGACTCTGCTTACATCGATAAGCGGTGCTATTGCGTATATGTTCGGAGCTACAACTACTTCGTTAAGTACATCTATGAACTCATCGACATCAGGTTCGTCTTTGTCACTGCTACTTGCTGCAAATGGTACAGCCATAACTGGATAGCCGTTCTGTGAGCCTTGGAAAGTCAAGTACAGTGCAAAGCCGAGCGGGTTAGCTGGATGGACTGGTCCAAACAAGCTGACGATGTCAGCCTCGCTTCTAATTTTGACGGGAACTCCTAGTTTAGGCGAATTCGATTTTGGATATGCCTTGAAGTACACGAAGATTTTTACTCTCTGTGGCGAAACAACGTACCACGTCTTTGTAACAGTGTTGCCGTTTTCTATTACTGTTTCTTGGACTTGGCTGAGTTGCAGACCGCCGTATGTGACAATGTTTGAAAGCTCATCGGAAGCGAATTTGAGTCTCGGTATCTGCACTTTTGTTGAGCTTATAGCTGGCTGGCCGTTGACAGTCCGTGTTCTGAGCCAGTCAGTAATATCAGCACACATTTCCGGCACTTGGAACGGCAAGCCGAACTTTTCGAACTGGTCTTTCGTAATGAAAGCTGGTAAACCTGTCTCGGTGAATGGTGCGAGCACGACTCTTACGGTATTGGGGTCGATTTCGAAAAAGTCGGACGGAAAGCCGTCTTTCCAAGGCAGAGGAATTTCAACAATGTTATTATTCATGGTATCTGCACTGCCCCAGTACGCCTGCGCTTCGTTCACATAAACTGGTACGCCCATCACCATGGGCAGATAGTTATCGATGTTCGGTGCAGCCTTGCGGGAAGGAATGTACTCTTGAGTTACATATACACCAGGTTTTACGTATGGCATCTTTTACACCTCCAAACTGAAAGTTATTTGACCTCGAATTCATTCATGGGAGTTTCGCTATGCTTTATTTTAAAATACAAACCGTTGAGTGTTGGATAGCCCGGTCTTGGCTCAACATTCAGCACTAGTGAGTAGAGATATTCAACGCCAACAGTCACATCGTACTTAGCTGAAGCAAGGGAACCGCTCTCGTCTGGCAGAACGATAGTACTCGACTGGTTTGTGGGTTTGAAGGTTAGAAAGTCGTACTGTTCGAAAAACGGTGGATTGAGCAGTGCAAATGAGAAGAACGCACTGGCAGTCCTGTGAGCGAACAGTTCGTTCAGCGATACGAAATGGAAGTTCACCGTCCCGCTGAGCATGTACTGGTGCGGTCCCATCTTGTAGCGTATTGTTATATTCGGGTTGCCCGGGTCTGGAAATGTAACTGAAGCGTTCGCTAGAGGACCTATGTCTACAACTACGGTTGTTGGAGTATCTGGTGCAAAGACGTTGAAATCATACACCGGCTTGATAGATATATCCTGTCCCAAGACCAAATCAGTGTACTCGGATATGAATTTTTCCATAGCAGTCATGCTGACAGCAAGTAGTCTTTCAAAAAATGAAACAAACCCCTCGGCATGCTCAATCTCTTTTATTACGTGCCTGCGTTCCACTGTCAATCACCTCTTGCAAACGGGTTGGGCGTACTGGCGAACTGTTCAGCAACAAGTTCGGATAGTCGTTGCATCAGCCTTTGCGAGCGCTCCATTAGTTCTATTTCAACTTCCTCTCTTACCTCTTCAAGTATCTGCCTAAGAATGAACTTACCAGGCTGCGGTGGTACATACCATCGACCTTTGGCAATGCTCTGCGGTGTTACTTTCCTGAAGATAATCTCGCCGGTGCTGAGCCTGATTGGTACTGGTTTTTGCCTCGGTCGCATTTTATATCCACGCCTGCCACGTTCATACACTGCAAAGATTTTATCAGGCACCGTCACCATTATTCCGTTCGGCATGACTGCAACCGACAGCTTATTGAGGACACGGTTGATGCTCTGCGAACTCCAGCCTTCCATTGCAAGAGCGGATTCGAGGTTGTCCCTGATGCGCTGAGCAAGGACAGGCGAGAGCATTTCGTTCATGCCAGTCCAATGTATCAAATATCCAACACCTGTTGGAACTTTAAACTCCTCGAGCTTCAGTACACCGACCCTATAAAGGAAGCTGTCCATAGCCATCATTCCTTCGGTTAAGTTTCGCAGAAATTCTATCATTGTTTATTTATACAGTTGATGAGCGCAAAAAAGGTTGGTTGGCTGTTATTTGACCTACTCCCCGCATTAAAATGCGGGGTTTTAGAGCCTTGAAATTCTATAAATCCCAACCGCCCGGCATCGAGGCGGTATACAAGTATCGGGCTTCCCATTTTTTATCTTTCCCCTCGCTTAAAAATACCAGTAGCTGATGTTATATAGACTATGAACAATTAAAAAATCTCCCGAAAGGGGTGAGAAATTATGGAAGTATTAAAGAAAATCGCAGACATCGCAAAAGATGTCTGCGATGAATTTAATGTTCGACCACCGCTGACAGTGGTCGAACTCGAAGGTGGCTCTGACTTCAGAGCCATCTGGCTCCCAGACGACGATTGGGCGCTGGGAGTAAACATTAAGCTTGCCAGCCATATCGGCAAGAAGTTCAAAGACCGATATGGCGAGCAAGCGCCGAAGGACTACCTCAGGTACTGCGTGTACCACGAGGTAGCACACGTAGCGCTCGGCCACAGGAACGCTATGGCCGGCTGGCTGCGTGAGATAAAGCCTGGTTTTTCGAAATACGACCAGGCTGAGGAACTCATAAGCTTCGGTGTTCGCTTCATGAACATAATATGCGATGCCGAAGTATATGAGTTCCTCGAAAAACATGGGCATCTACCACCCGAGGGGTTCTACAAAATCCACCCCTTCGAGATACTGTTGGTAGATGCCAATGAGATGCTCCAGACAATTGGAGCGCATCCCGACGATGAGGATGTCGGGATGATACTCGAGGCTGCAGCTGATGTTAACAAGTCCGTGCTGCAGTCAAACACTGTCACGGACATCATAGTGTCCTGCAGTCTCGAGGACAGAATGATGTTATTCCAAACCTTCTGGGCAATCTTGAAATTCTATAAAGGTTCTATCGTCCAGAAAGGCAACACTGGCGGTAGAACCAAAATTTAAAGGCGAATGGCTTGAGGAGTTCGAAAAGATTGCCTCAAGCCTTCGCTAAGGCGCTTCGGCGCTTTTTTTATCTTTCCCCACCGTTCTGCAACAGAACGCTGCAGGCTTAAATCCGTTCTGAACTAGAACGCTACTTCAGCCACTTTAGGTGTTTGTACTTCTTCTTTGCATGTGGCTCTTGCTTTTCATGCCATATGCTCGTAACTGTACACTTACCCTTGTAGCAGTTCAATGTCACAACGTGCTTGTAGCCGTGCTTGTCGTATACAACCTTCCTTCTCCATACACCTTTTTCAGGTGCTATCGGCTTGTTCTTCTCACTGACTACATAGTTCTTCGTCTTGCCTTCGAACTTCGTCTCAGGTGGTCCTGGCTTGTCATCTTGAGGCTTTTTATCAGGCCTATCCTGTGCTATTTTAACCAACTTTTCAAACAGCATCTTCCCACCTCCCAAGACATATTATACCGCCTGCATCTGACATGTTGAAAACCTAAATCACCATGTGGTGAGCCATGGTAATCGAAGGAAAAACGTTTATTTATCACTATTCTCGTTAGATAATAACTCATTACGATAAAAATTATCGAACGACCACCTTTTTATTCGAAAAATAAGAGTGAGTTTTTTTAAAATCATTCATAAGGCAAAAACCTTTCATCTAGGTTGAAACCTATCGAAGGGTTAAAACCTAATTGCTAGATAATAGCCTTTAGAAAGGCTTTTAACTAACAAATAGTTAAGTTAAGACCAGCCAAAAGTTTAATGGTAAACCTTTAGACTATTGGCTGATAGCTAATGACTGTTTGAATTCCTAGAAGTTAGGTTAAAACCTATCGATAGGTTTAAATGCCCACTAACGTGGGCAGTCCACTCAGTGGTCGCCCACTGCGTGGGCTCCCACTTCGTGGACACTATTTGTTTTGTTTTTTTTCTAAGCTTAGCTAAAAACCTTCCTCCTTAAGCTTAGTTAAAACCTAAATGAAAGGTTCTCGCCCGCGCCAGCGGGCAATTTTTTAGCTCTGGCGTGTGCACTAAGTTAGCCTTGATAAAATCAAGTTAGCTTATGTTAAAAATGTTTTTGTCTGGCTAAAATCAAAGGGAAGTCCAAAAACGAAATTCCCAGTTTCGACTGGGATGGGATACGGGATGTTCGGTCTCTATAGGTGGTGGGTAGTTGACTGAAGTTCGTAGTATTTGACCTCAGGAGGGCTGGAGATTAGCTGTTCGAGGTTGAGCTGCTTTTGAGCGAGCTGTTTCAGGTGTGGTGTGCGTTCAAGCTGAACGGTGTAGTTTACGCCTGATAGTTCATATAGTCTTTTAAGTCTTGCATGGAACATGCCTTCGTGGATGTAGACGCTGACGAGTTTCATGAGTCTGAAGGCTTGTTCGAACGGGTCGACGTTGGTTAGTACATAGTAGATAGGAACTGGTTCGTGCTTTCCAGTTTCATGGCTGTAGACAAGCTTAGTGTCTATGAAGGAAATGATGACCGCTTCTTTGAGTAGCTTTAAGATGTTCCAAGCTGTAGAGTTAGACACGTTCATGAGCTTTGCTAGGAACCTTGTGCTGATGATGTCTTTTCCATCTTCATGTGCCCCGAGGATGTTGGCGATGTATCTAAGCGCTCTGATGATGTTGTCTATTTTTTTGTTGACATGTTTTCTCGGTTCTAGGTATCTGTACTTCTGGATTTCGCGAATGATTTTCGCAATATGCTCAACGACTTTGAAGCCTTCTTCGGTTAGTCCGCCTGTCTTGAGCCTGAGGATTTTGCGCATTGCAACGTATTCGAAACCTTTCAGGTCTGGGTAGTCTTCATACCGCTGGGGTCGGTAAAAGAACGCAAACGCATCAATTCCACCAACGCTTCTCAAACTGTTGTGGTCCCACCATCTGAGTCTGTTTACCTTGCTTACGTACGTGTTCCCAATGCCTTCAACATACGCACTACCAGACCACGGACTTGCATATTCATCGCCTACTACTTTCTGGATTGCATATGGCACGAGCATGTCGATGTTGCTTTTACGGTACAGCCCAACAGCAACAGTATGGTACCTGCCATATGCAACAGGTCTGCCTTTAGCAAAGTATTCTTTAATTAAATCAGCTTTCCTGAGTTCTTCTTGGAGGATTTTTGTGTAGGTGATTGTCTTTTCATCTGGCGATGGCGGGTCGAATTTGCCAAGAAGAGCTAAAATATCCTTGGAACTGATAAGCTCAATTCTGTCCTGCCTGAGTTTGTCACTCGGAATGTATCTGAACTTTTCTAGGTCAATTCCTCTTTGTTTTGCAATCTCTTCGTAGCTCATGCTGGCGTACCGTTTAACTGTCTGAAGGTTGATGCGTACATCCTTAACAAGTCCTGGTACAACAACTGAGCCAGGTTCCATCGTCCATTTGCGCAGCTCTATCTCTACAGTCAATTTGCCGTCTTTTATGTATACCTTTTTCGTTCGTGGGTTAGAAAGTGCTACCTTCTCTTTTTGCTCTGGTGTTAGGCTGTGGAACTGCCTGAGGTCTAAGTACAAGCTGCGCTTTTTTGAGTTCGGTCGCCTTCCGTCCCTGCGTTTAAGTAACTCATTAAGTTCGTTCGGCTTCATCGCAAACCAGAGCTCTACTCCCTCAGGCGTTAGTACGTACTGCTCGTACCTACGTCCTACTATCTTCTCTGCTATCTCAAGCGCTAATTCTAATGCCACTTTCCTCGGCACGTATCTGATATCTGACTTTACTAAGAGTACAAAATAATGAAAACGCCTGCCACGCAAATAATATGGCAGGAACGTTATTTTTCTTCCTGTCACCAAATTTTCTGGTATCTTGTCTTTCATTTCGCCGTTCACTACCTGCTTACTGAACGGCCACGTTATTTCCTTTTTCGCTCGTGCTCTTGTAAGGAGCTTTTCAACACCTTTCAAGCACAATCCCTTCCCTCCATGTTCTCTCCCTATCTATTGTACCAGGTTTGCCTTGTGCTTGTCAAGCGCTTTCTTATTTGACTCTTACCTTTTTGACCAGCTCAATACCAATTTCGTCTTTTGCTTCTAATACCAACGGCACCTTCATCTTCCCAACGTATACTTCCGCATGCCTCAATAGCTGTCTGCCCAGCAGCCCCATGTTCGGTATGCTGTCAGTATACACTACCAATCTTACTTTCAGTGTCATTAACTTCATCAGCGCCATGAACCCGCTACCGCGCAGGCTGCCTTCCACCACTATCGTATGGTACTTGCCCCAGTCACTTATATCTTCATTCAATATCCGCTCTTTTTCCTTATCTAAATCAAGCTTCAGCATCATTGCGCTCACCTCAACTTGCTGAGACGTTCTATCAGCGCTTCAACCTGCTCTCTACTGAGCACCTTATAGTCTTCCAGCCTCTCGCCTGTTCTTGTCAATTGTCCTGCTTCAAGCATCGCAAGACCTGCCTCCGATATGCGCCTTACTCTGCTCAGTACATCAATTACCACTTCTCTTGCTTGATTGTTTTCCATTGTCAGTGCATCCTTAAGCTGTTCTAATGCTTCATCAAGTTTAATCATCAATCCCAACACTCCATACCTTTCGAGCGCCCACTCCCTTATCGGCTCGGGCTTTTTGAATATCTTCGCTATGAACATCTTAAACATCCACTTCACCTCCCAGTTTATTCTACTATACCTTAAAAAAACTTGTCGGTGCTTCCAACATACCCCTGCTTTCGTGGTATACTATATGTGATGCAAATAGCCTTGATGCGTCATGATGCATCAGAATGCAGCTCGCGGGGGGGGGAACAATATGTATAACCTGAACACGTTGCTTTCTAAAATCTTGGTTCTTAATGTGTCTACTTTTGGATATTTTAAAAGATATTTCCTCTTCCTAACTCGCGAACTCGAAAAGCTCAGAAACTCAGGAGAGACTGAGCTGCCGTCAGACAAGCTGTTTCTGACAATGAGCATACCTGTCAATTCATTCCATTCTCACTCCGATTATCTACCTACACTTGCTGAGATTTTTGAGTTTGCCTTTATAAATCCAGCATTCGCCTCGTATCTCGATAAGCACAGAGCAGATAATCCAGGCTTTGAACATCCAGTTGCTAATATCTGGATAGCTTTCGCTAAACCTACCATCTTGTTCTTCTTCGACTACCTTACAGATAGACTTCCTGAAGGCTCGTTGAAAGAAATTGCTTCTGCTGAACCACTCAGCGAACCAGATGATGAATTCGATGATGCTTTTGATTTCGAAGATGATATATTTGGCGATGACGATGCCGAAATGCTCGATATACATGTAGATGGCAAAAGGCTTGCTCCGTCTGAATTCGAACCAAGACCGTCTGATGTCTTCATGTTCTCCATCGGCTTCAGGTTCGAAGAACTGCTCAGGCGTGCCAGTAAGTTCAACCTCCAACCTAAAGAGCTCTTTAAACTCTTCCATTCTTATTTGTTTGAGAAAAAGGAAAATATCAACACGGTCTTGATTAATGATATAATCAGGTATATCGAAGCTAAGTTGGGAAACAAGGAGGGCTATTTATGAACAGCGAAAGGATAAAAAATGCACAGCAGTTAGCCGAAAGGTTGCGTTCTGTTCATCTTGTTAAGGAGGCCGGCTGGGGAACTGCCCTCAAAGGCGCCCTCAAGTCTGTCGTTTCAAAAGTCAAGCCTTGGGCTAGTTCGAATTTCATAAAAGCACATCAGTGGTATTCGAACCAGCCTAAATTGACGAAGTGGGTCGTGCGAACAGGTGTCGATGCACTTGCATTCCCAATTCTGTCCCTGCCGTTCAACATGGTTGCCGATGCCGTCAAAACAGGCTACCGTGCTAAACTTGAAAAAGAATACGGACTGAGGTCAACTACCCCCGACTGAAGTCGAGGGCTTGTAAAAGCCCTGGTTGACCAGCCTAAGCACCGGACCCAAAGGACAAGGGGATGAAGGTGCTACGTTGGTAGTAGGCTCAAGACCCACTCCGGGATGCTTCTCCAGTCCCGGACCCTGGAAGTGCTGGTTGCAGACAACCTTTGGGGTGTGGGCGAAACGGACCAGCACACGCGCCGGCTACCAACATTGGCTTGGTTTCCAAACTGGAGATATAGTTAAAGCTATTGTACCACGAGGAAAGTACGCTGGTATCTGGATGGGTATGGTAGCAGCGAGAGCAAGCGGATTTTTCGACATTAAGGATAAAAATGGCAAAAGGGTATGTCAGGGAATAAGTTATAAGTACTGCAAGCTGATTCAAACAGCCGATGGTTGGCAATATAGCAAGACAAAAACAAACTATTCTATATCTCACACGACTGAAGTCGCATGCATCTAACTTGGAGGTGATAGATATGAGAAAAACCGCACAGGAGCAGCAACTTGCACAGTCTGCTAAACAAATAATTAAACCATGGCTTAAAAATATGCTCATTGCTAATGCTATCTTCAGCGGTATTGGGCTCGGCTTCGGATTGCTTAATGAACGCAATCGAGTTAAGGCGCTTGCTCAGCAACTTAAAACTATACAACAGCCTCAGCCGTTCGAAATGTACTCTAAAACAGCTCAGCTCCTAAAAGAAGCCGATGCAAAAACTTTCTTCCAAGGACTTGAACAGCGCTGGGCAAAAATGCCAGGTATTGTCCGTGCGTTCGGTCCTATCCTGCCTTCTATAGTCCTATGGAGCATTGCAAGTACGCCAACTACTAAGTTGACCCAGCCAGTACTAAATGCAAATAAAAAGCTCTGGCAGAAAGCTACGGGCGCTCTACCTGAAGATGTCTATACGCAATACGGACTATGAAAAAAGAGAGCCAGTTCAGGCTCTCTTTTTTTTGTTCCCGGTAGCCTTTTTCATTGTCTTCATCATATCTGAGCGCAGGAGACTCCATCTTCTTCAAGATGGAGAGGAATGCGCTCTTCCCTCCTTTCTAACATTAATGTTTTTGCCTTCTCCACTGAAATAATATACACCATATGCGGTAAGCCTCCTTTAGAGGAGTTAGGTGCTCATCGCCAATGTTAGATGGGCTTTTTATGCCTACCGCACTGTTCCTACCCGCCAGAACTGTTTAACGATAGGCGACAGAGCATGGAACTTGAGCAGCATTCCATGGTGTCGTGACCCATCTAACGTAGCCCGGTGGTCTTTCGACCTTGGCTGAGGCTAGTCAACCGAGGCATTTACATGCCCGCGACTTCAGTCGTGGGTGGTTGACGTGCCCATCAACTACTGCTTGCTGCACCGCCCTTTTGTCTCCTCCTACCAAGCATGTATCCAACTGCACCAGCACCTAACCCGGTTAGACCTAACATCCTGAGCGGATGTGCTTGTGTCGTTTGTATCAATCTGTTCCTTGCACCACCTACATATCCCTTGGACTGATTCCAAAGCTGTCCCATTGTAGGTAATTGTGCAATCTTTTCTAAAAGTATCTGCGTCTGTAGTTCTTCCATAGCCATTGCAAGTTTGCGTAGCTGTCTTTGCGTCATTTTTACCACCTCCATAAAAAAGGAAGTACCATGGCTGTTACCATGGCACTTCACTCTACATTGATGTTACTCTTCAATTGAGTTCAAAAACGCTTCTAATTCTTTTCTCTTCTTTTTGTTGTTCAAGTACGCAGCAAGCGCAGCACCACCTGCAGCTGTCGAGGCAGCACCAAGACCCCATTTAACTGGATGCGCCTTAACACTACCTTTAATCTTGCCGAGTGCTGCTTTAATCTTGCTGAGCAATTTTGCTTTCTCTTTTGTTTCTTCTGCAAGTTTCAAGAGTTCGTCTTCAAAGTATTCCTCTGCTTCCACTAAGAATTCTGCAATCTTAATGAGTTCCTTATCCATACCTAATACCTCCTTTAATAGGGTGATTTTGTGCGGTGCTTCACCATCGATGGTAAATTTTACACTTTTGCAGTTTGCTTGTTGAAGTCTTTCTTTTATTTGCTTGCTTCTATTTCTTCAAGTTTTTTCCTGCGTCTTTTCAGCTCTTCAGCACCATAAACACCAGCAGCTCCTAATGCACCAAGACCTGCGATACCTAAACCTCTGCCTAACATCCTTGCTCTAGCGAATGTTGGTGAAGTACGCCTCAAGAATGGTTCGACAAGGTGTGGTTTTAATCTCAGCAACAAAGCCTGCCTTTCAGGTGTCAAGTCTTTTACCACTCCTTTTCTTCCTCCAACTATCGGTAAGGCTATGCTTGATATGATTCCTGCTGTTGCCAGCGCCTTCATTAGCTTTTTCCTATTCGCCAAGCGCTTGATTTCACTGTCAGCTATAGCTTTGTCTTTTTTTCTGGCAGCTAGTCCGCCTGCTATACCGGAACCTACTAATGCCCCTGCTCCTGCAATACCTAATCCACTGGCAAGTCTGTCTGCAATCTGAACTTTCTTCGGCATCGACTTAAATAACTCGTTAACGTTTACACGTCCACCATATGCCTGCAATGCTTTTAGGATTGATTTTGTGCTGTATATCCCTAGAGGCAGTGCTCCGGCAAGAGCGCCAGCACCAGCAATAGCAAGAGCCTTCTGGATTTTTCTAATTTTTTTCGCCTGATTTATTTGTTCCTTAGCCTGAACTAGTTCCTCAGGTGTGAGTTTTCGTTCTTCCTCTTTTAGTTTTGCTCTGCGTCTGGCCTCATGCCCAGCCACTAGACTTGATATTAATCCCGCACTACCAACGGCTGTTAGCGGTCTTACCCAACGATTTAATTTGCGGTATATAGGTGACTGTTCGTATAGCAGTGGTTCTCTAAAGACCGGGTTTAAATGTTTGTACATTTCTTGAAATTCCGGAGCAAGTGCCTTGCGCCCTTTGGATATCGCTAATCCTTTCAAGCCCAATCCGGCAAGCAGTTCCCCAGCTCCTATTCCAGCCGATATCCTGCTCTGCCTTTTAAGACGTTCCTCGTCACTCATCGTTCGGTTCTTGTTCTTTTTATCCGGCATTATTCTCACCTTCTTTTGCTATTCTTTCTTCGTCTTATTTTAATTCTGTATCATCTGTCGCAAGCTTAATCAGCTCTGCCGCAAGGTCTAATAATACCTTCTGCCTGTCCATGTTAACACTTCCATAGTCTTTTTGTGATGCTGTCTTTATCCTTAAAGCCGGCTTGATGGATTTATAAATCGCAAGCGCAATGTCGTCGCTGTAATACAGCAGTGTTTTTAAGATGCTCTTCTTTCTCTCTTTTTCCTTTTTGCTTTCTTCGTTGGGCTGGCTCATACGTATCCCCCTATAGCTCAGCTAATTATTTTGCCAATTTATTTTACGTCAACCCCACCCGCAAGTTGAACTCAAAAATTTCACGTTCTAGCGTTATATAAACTATGAAGAGTTTAAAAAAAGTAAGGGGGTTGAGAAACATGTTGAAAATAAAGTTGAATGAACTGGGCTACATCTGTAGCCCAGAGTTTGAAAGAAAAGTCAGCACCGTGCTGACCATCATACCGCATAAAGAATCCTCGCATTTTAATGCGGGGAGTAGGTCAACACTGGCTATGTTTTGTAGCAACACGCTGTTGTTTTAGCTCTTCATTTTCGAAACCTTTCTTGATGAAGTCATATGCCGTGGATACTGTTTTGAGCTCTTTAATGAACTCCTTTTCTTTCTTTATCTTTTCCCAGTTCCAAATCGTTGAAACCAAGCAGATTCCAAGTGCTGCGCTCACCATTATCGCTTCATACATATTGCCACCTCTTTTTCACTTCTTGCTAATTGATGCTCTGATTTCCCAAAGTATCTTGTTCAGTTCATCAAGCTTGTGTTCTAAATTCTTTGTGGCTTCTATTAATTGTACATGGTCTTTGCTAAATGTATCAGCATAACTTTCCAATTGTGTCTCGAACATTGCTTCTAAATTCTGAATCGAAGCCTGAATTTCAGCTATCATCGGCGATGTTTCGCTCAAAAGCTGTATCAGTGTCTTGCGTTCTTCATGCATGTTGTCGTCATGCTTTCTGTTGGAGATAATGAATTGTATCAGCAGATAAATCATCGCGAGCACCAGTATCGTCAAAAGGCTGCTTTCACCATATTTTGTCAGGAATTCGAAAAAGTCCATTTCTAATCCCTCCTTGCAGGAACATTCTAAGTATTTTTTGACTGGGTGTTGACCTTCCAAAAAAGTGCCGTTTGTTGTTATATATATGGTGATTTTGAAAGCAGGGCATTTGCCCAAAACAAAAAACTTTGTGGAGGTGTTTGGTATGAGAATTAGTGAACTTAAAAAGGTGTTAGCGAAACTTGAAACCATTCAAGAACCTGTTCTTTTAGTTGGTCATGCCGGCGTCGGCAAGACCGAAATCGTTAGACAACTTGTTGCTCAAGAAACTGGCAGAAAGCTGTACACAGTAATTTTGAGCCAGCTTGAGCCGGGAGATTTGCTTGGGCTACCAGTAACCAGGGACGGCGTTACTGAATTTCTAAGGCCAAACTGGTTACCGAAAGAGGACGAACGGGCTATTCTTTTCCTTGATGAAATTAATCGCGCCCCGATTTATGTCAGGCAGTCCATCTTCCAGCTCGTTCTCGATAGGCAGGTTGGTCCGCACAAGTTGGGGGATGTTTTTATCATTGCTGCAGCCAATCCAGACACGGAGGAGTATGTGGTTTCCGATATGAACGATAGGGCATTGCTCAACCGATTTGTAATTTTATCAGTGAGCAATGACCCTGTTGATTTTAACAGCTATATATCCCAGAAAGGTTATGAGGAAAAGTTGTCGCTCGTTGCAACAAGAGTGCTCGACAGGTTCGGTACTTTCGGCGAGCAGGTGAAACTACCACCAATAACCTTAACTCCAAGAGGCATGGAGCGAGCAGTGCGTGTCTTCGACGTAATCAAAGATATGGACAAGTTAATACAGTTGGAAGTTCTGTCCGGCATAATCGGACCAGAACCAGCTGCTGAATTCATCAGGCAAATGGAGGCTGATGTACTCGTTGAAGAAGATTTCCTGCAGGCAAATCTAGTTAAAATCAAGATGGCAACACATCTTGAAAGAGTTGTCGCCCTTTTAAGAATGTTTGAAAAAGGCACAATCTTAGATGTTCCAAAAGATGTGCTCGACAGCATTAATGATGAAGACTGGGCAGCAGTTATCAGGAACATAAATGCCCAGTCATTGAAATATTTAAAGACGTTCGTGAAGTTCAGAACGCTGTATCCGAGGATTGATAAAATCGTTTCATAACTGGAGCGCACGCTCCACCATTTTTTTAAATTTGGAGGTGGAACTATGGTGGACGTTAAAAATGCATTCGTGAAGGCTCTTTTGATTGGAATTAAAAAAGAGAAAATTCCGCAAGTTCGGGAAGATTTGTTTTATGCAAGCTTGTTGAATATAGCAGACATCGAACAGTCTGACAAGATAGACGTTTCAGTTGCGAAAATAGACCCGCAGAAGTTAGAGTATAAAATCCTTGTCAATGTTGAGCGCATAGGTAAGGACTTCGATATGCTGGACCAAAAAGAACTCATAACACTTTTCAGAGCAATCATCAAGCACGAGCTCTGGCACATCATCGGAGGACACCTGTTGATTAAGAAAATCAAGAAACAAATAAATGGTCAACAGGTGGAATTTGAAGTAAACGACGAGTTCACAAGACTCTGCCTCAACCTTGCAACCGATAGTGTCATTAATGAAAACCTCGAAGAACTAAAAAGGTTGGAAGAAGCAGGCAAGGTCGTGCTCGCAAGTCCAGAAGACTTTTTCGAAGGCAACCTCCCGAAAGATAAGTATGTGTTCGTCGGGGAAAGCAGGCGCGCTCGGGCTGAACTCGGGAAGGATTATACAGCAGAAGAACTTGCAGCATGGCTGTATTTAAAATACAAACTGCCCGAGGCTGAGCTTCCGCAGATGCAGGGAGCTTCCCAAGGCGATGAATCTAATAGTAGCACCCAAATCAGCCAACAGCAGTCCAATGTGCAAGAAACTAATGTGCAACAAACTAACCAACCATTTCAAGTTCAGGAAAGCGCTGGCAGGAACTATTTGAACAACGATTTCGAACCGCTCGACCTGCCAGAGGAAGTTGCAGAAGCAGTCAAAGAAATTGCAAGGCGTATCATTCAAGAGCGATTAACAGAGATAGGTCGCATAAAAGGGAGTGAGAAAATCCTTAGCAATGAGGTGAAGGAAATATCCAGAAAATCGAAGTTGAACTGGAAGAAGCTTCTTCAAAACGCAATAAACGGAGCAGAAGTTTTCGAGGATGTCAGGCTGAATAAGCATAGACTCAACAAAAGATATGGCACGCCACCGAAGATAGCAAGACAGCACACACCAAACATACGCGTGCTTGTAGATACAAGCGGTTCCGTAGACGATGCAACGTTGGATGAGTTCTTGTCTGAGGTTGTGAAAATTGCAGAGTTTGTTGGCACTGTGGAACTGTTCTTGTATTCTACAAGTTTGTCAAAGCAAATCAATGTGCGCAGGCATACAGACAGTGTTGTTGTGCATGAACGAGGTGGCACTGAACTTGCAGTTGCACTCAGCCAACTTCCAAGAAAGCCAGCCGACCTGCTCATCATCTTCACTGACGGTTTTGATGACTTCCCAACTGAGCAGGTTAAAAAAATAACTGAGCCAATTATTTTTGTTTTTCCGAAGGCCCACAACTCAACGTTCCGAGAAGTTGCAAAGAAATATGCAAAAATAATCATAGAAATCTAGGGGATTGGGAGGAAACGGCACCTACACCTCCTTTCAATCTGTTGTATAATGTATTTGTTTGAGTGAAAATCGATTGTTAATTAATCCACGGTGATGTATGTCAACTACCCACCGCTTAAAGAAGCGGAGGCTTGAAAAAGGCCTTAGCTGACTAGCCTCAGCCACCAGCAAAAGCTGACGGGGCTACGTTAGACAGGTCATGACACCCCGGGGTACTACTCAAGCTCTGGGCTCTGTCGTACAGGTTTAAACAGTCCTGAGGGGTAGGGACAGTGGCCTGTGCATGACAAGCCTGTCTAACATTGGCGATGAGCACCTAACTCCTCTAAAGGAGGCTTACCGCATATGGTGTATGTAATTTCAAAGGCGGGAAAACCGCTAATGCCAACCGAAAGGCATGGCAAGGTAAGACGGCTTTTAAAACAGGGACTTGCGAAGGTAGTCAAACGAGAACCATTCACAATACAGCTTTTATATGATACAACTACCTATACACAACCGATAACGGTAGGACTGGATATAGGTTCTAAGACAACAGGCGTATCGGCTGTTACGGAGAAGAATGCGACTTAATTTCCAAAGTGAGTATATAATCATTCCGAAGGAGGAGGATGAGAGTATGTTTGACAGGATGGTATATTTTGCAAACACGTTTGACAAGATGGATTGGGAGATGTTGAAGCAGTTCTTGGAAGACAATCCAGACTGCATCCTTACTATTAGGAAGGGTAAAATGCTGTTGTTTATCAACAGCGAATTTATTGTTGTAAGAAAAACCATCTATAAAGATTTCTTCAAGCATTTGGAGATATCGAAATATGTGACGCTACAAGAACAGACGCAGACGTTTTACAAGTTCAAGTTCAGGCCGAAATTTGTCAAGGAGATGTTCGATGTAGCAATCTTTGCAGCAACTGAAAAGCTGTTAGAACCATCTCAGGAAACAGTTCAACAACCTCAGGTGGAACCACAGCCTGAGCCTCAACCAAAAGAACAGAAAAGCAAAGTTAGAAAGAAGGTTGTAGAAACAAAACAAGCTGAAATGGAGACTAAGAAACAAGAACCGGAACCAACAGTTGAAGAAAAACCTAAGAAAGTTAGCAAGAAGAAAGAGGCAGAGGTAAAAGCCGTATCAAAAGTCAAAGATGGTTCAAACGAACAACAAACAACAGAAAAGAAAACCAAGAGCAAGAAAAAAGCGTTCGATGAATTGTTCAACAGGAAGAAAGTTAAACAAATAGCGTAAGTGCGTGAGAGTAAAACAATACCACGGCTCAGGCGACAAGCCTGGGCTAATTATTGAAAGGAGGAGGAGTGTGTATGGTGAGAAAGGTACTTGTTTCGGTGTTGGTACTTCTTGCGGTCGGTTTGCTTGGCTACTACAACAACTACCTGAATGCAACCAACGAGTGGATTGTCTTGCCTTCGGATGACATCATGACCGGTGAGCGTACTTGGAGCGCTTTTTCGCCTGACACATGGCCGTTGTATCCGCTGGAGTATCCGTATGACGATATGTATGCGAATTTGGTCTACACGGTCATCAACAAGACTGAAATTGTAGCTCTTGCGTTTAGTAGCTATCCGTTGCTGGAATTTCATTCACTTGGAAATGGTTCCTTTGTTGCATTCGGAAGAGCAAAGTTCGACAACCAGAAGCCAATCAATATTACTCTGTTTGTGGCTAAGATTCCGGCGAAGATTGCCTTTATAGTTGAGACGAATGTATTCGTAGAGAATATGAAAAAATACAACAAAGTTCTCATCGAAGTACCTTGGATAGACCGCAATGTGTATTTCGAGTTCTCACTGAAACGTGCAAGTACCGCAATTTCTGAAGTTAGGTCCAAAAATGGAATGGTCAAGTAGTCCGAAAACAAACAAGAAAGGGGGTGTTCGTGGTTGTCCTGCCTTCGGGCAGGGCAGCCACATAGCTTATGGAACTAAAACGACTGTTGCATACAATATTTGGTACTTGTATTGTTTATCCAGAACTGCGTTTTATTCTGCTCGATTTGGAAGTACCAGCTGAATACGATGCTGCTAAAAAAATAATTTTGCGTACTGAAACACCTGACAATGCAATACTCGAGTTGCAGAAAGCTGGATATGACACGAGCAAATTCTTAGAAATTGTTCTTTCAAACGATGTGCAGGCACTAGAAGAAGTAGTAACGCAGTACACAGACATGGTGATGAAGGAAAAGATACGGCAGAAGTTGAACTCCATGCTTGAGCAGTACGAACAGCTAACAACAGAGGAAATACTGCGCCAGATGGAAGGAATGCAGTCTCAAGCAGGTGGGAAGGGTCAAATCATACCAGTGGCTGAGCTTACTTATGACCTTGGTCACGAGCTTACCAGAGTACGAGAGCGTGGCAATATTTCCATCCCGCTGGTAAGCGACTTAGTATCAGGTCTGCTCGGTGGCGAATTTGTCGTTGTGGCAGCCCGACCGTCAGTAGGTAAGAGTGCATTCCTTCTAAGCAATGCACTGCGCTATGCAAGAGAAGGAATACCAGTTGGGATAATCAGCCTCGAAATGACGGAAACAAGTATGCTAGCAAGGCTTGCACTAAAATATGTGCCAGAAGTTTTCAGGCACAAGTCATTGTATGCAAGTTTTGTAAACATGCCTGAGGAAACTTTCGCAGTTGTTCTGAATGCCTTCGTGAACGAATTTTCCAAGTATCCAATCTTCTTTGCCAAGCCTGCTTCAAATGATTTAATACACATTGAAACATTAATCAGACAGTTAGTACAGCGCACCAAATGTAAGATTGTCTTTGTTGACTACCTGCAACTAATTTCAGCTTCAGGTGCTTCACGTGTAGAACAGGTAACAAAAATTTCAAACAGGCTTAAATTCCTAGCCAAGAGCCTCGGGATTATACTTATTGTGGCAAGTCAGTTGAACAGAGAATCAGAGAAAAAAGTAGACAAGCGTCCAAGCCTAGCTGAGCTCAGGGAATCAGGTGCGATAGAACAGGACGCTGACGTCGTAATTTTGCTCTGGAGACCGAACAAAGACCAGACAGGTGATGAGATATCTGATGAAGAAGATGACATAATAAATGGCGATGACCTAAAAAAACACAGGGAATACACTGTTGCAATAGTGGCAAAGCAACGAAACGGTGCCGTCGGGGAAGTAGAGCTCTGGTTTGATTTCCAAATGCAGGAATTCATTCCATTCAGAGAAGTAAAAAGGTAGGGGATTAGCATGAGCAAGTTCTCGAAAGCATACGAAGCGTTTTTTAGGAAATTCCTTGCCGAAGTCGAAAAATACTATTTCAAGATGTCTCCCGAACGCAGGGAGGCGCTCCATGCAACTTTAGAAGCACTTGACGACTATGCTCTGCAGCATGAATGGAGTGAGGAGCTTGAGCAGTACATGGTGAAGCGCCTAAGAAATATTTTGGAGTGGGTGAGGCTTGAAGATGCGGAGGCGATTTGATGTGGTCGTTAAGAAAGCAGGTGGTAAATCAGGTAAAAATTGAAGAAGTAATTGGGCGCTACATAGACTTAAAGCGGGTAGGCAAGTCATATAAAGCGCTCTGTCCATTCCATTCTGAGGATACTCCAAGTTTCTTTGTAAGCCCTGAACGCAAGATTTACAAGTGTTTCGGTTGCGGTGCAACTGGAGACGTTATAGACTTCCTCATGCGATTTCTTAAAGTCAATTTTGACCGAGCGGTCAAAATCCTTGTTGAGGATTTCAATGTGCAAGCAGACACAGAAAAGCGCAAGGAACTCAACGCATATGAGGAACTTGCTAAGTTGTATCATGAGGAGCTTTACAAACATCCAGAGGCTCTCAAATATCTACAAAGCCGTGGTATAAACGAAGAAACGGTTTCTCAGTGGCAGATTGGATATGCACCGACTGATAGGAACTTGTATTTGAGGATTTTGAAACGGCACACCAAATTCGACCCATTTGCGGGTCGTGTTGTTATTCCGATTACCGATGTCGGAAATGTAGTGGGGTTCATTGGCAGGGCAATAGATGGAAGAAATCCGAAGTATTTGCTCAGCGAGGAAAATGAGTTCTTCAAAAAGTCTGCCCTGCTGTTTGGTTATGATATAGCACAGCAATACATCAAGGAATACGGCTATGTTATGTTGGTAGAAGGACCAATGGATGTAATACTCCTTCATCAGCACGGGTTTTCAAACACAGTAGGCTTGATGGGTTCGTCTCTTTCAGATGAGCAGGCATTTTTAATTGAAAAGGCGACGAGGAATGTGGTTATTGCGCTTGACGACGATGAGGCAGGGCGTAGCGGAATGTTCAAAGCAGTTGCCAAGCTACTGAAGAAAGACATGGATGTACGAGTACTCATGTTGCCTGACGAACTCGACCCTGCCGATATGTGCGTAAAGGGAATGTGGTCAAGCGAATATGTCATTGAAAACACAATTACGTCGGTTGAGTATGTCTATAGGACGCTGGTAGAAATTGAACCAGTTAACCGTACCAACAGGCTTGCACTGGCAAAGGAGTTTGCTCGATACATTACAAATCCTGCTACATACGATGAGTACGTTCAACTTATCAGCGAAAGAGAAAAGTTGCCTGTTGAAAAACTGTACGACTACTTCATGAAATCAAAGGACAGCAAAAAGAGATTGTTTAAGAAGACAGAGCACAAATCAGAGGCTGAAGTTCAAGAAACAGAAAGTGAAGGACCTACAGCCGAGGAAGTTTTTGTTGTTATGTCTCTTAGGCATCCAGACTTGCTTCACTGGAACGTTCAGTTGGAAAGTCCTTGGGAAGAACTAAAACAAAGAATTAAGAACAACCAACTGACAGACGAGGATAAACAACTGCTTGAACAATTACAGTTAGAGATGGCTAATTTTGTTTTTCTTGATAAAGAATATCTCTATCGAAGGTTACGGCAGAAGCAATTGAAGAGGGCTCTTGCAAGCATTGATGAGAAGATAAAGTTAGCGAGTGGTGAAGAGAAAGTCAGGTTGGTAATAGAGAAAACAAAATTACTGAAAGAAATGGGAGGTGTTTGGTATGGAGATGAACGGTGAAAAGGTGAACAAGATTCATGTTTACGTTGGCTTCAAAAGAACTGTTGCGCCATATGAAACTGTTGATGTTTCTGTTTCCAAATCAACTGATGTATCTGATGATTTTGCTAATTTATCCAAGGAAGTAATCGAAGCGGCATTCGAACACGAGAAAGCAGTACTTAAAAAGTTGCAGAAAACTGCATTCAAACAGCTCGCAAAATTGAACGAGCTCATTGCTAAAGAAACGAATCTTCAGAGAAAACAAATGCTTTCGAGCAAAAAGCAGAAGTTAATAGATAAAATAATCGAATGCGGTTTGGATGCTAAGACATACGAAGAATTGGTGAAGATGATATAACAAACAAGAAAGGAGGTGAATGCGGGGCATTGCCCCGCTTTTGTTATGTATGAAAAGTTCAATATAGGTTCTGCTTATTTTGAAGTTGACAGTGAGAAGCCTAAGGTGTTTGAGGAAATTTTTGCTGACTTTATCTACAGCGGTGAAGTCAGCGAGAAGTTTGTGCCAAAGTGGACAATGATTAGTTTTTCTTTCCCGGTCAACGAAGGTCTTTGGGCTACACTGTGGCTTCATTCTTCAGTTCCGACAACTCAAAATCCAACACCGCTCTTCAAACAATTTCTAGACGTTGTGACTGAACATGAAAAGAAGCGGTTAAGCGATATCGTAGATGTTTTTAAACATGCTAGCCACTTGGATAAATTTATGCAATTTAGAGACAGAATAGAAAAAACTGGTACATTTTTGCAGGAGTGGTGATATAATATGGTTGTCGGCTAAATATAAATCGTGGGAGGGGCAGACGTCAACTACCCACGACTAAAGTCGTGGGCTTGATAGCCCTATGTTGACCAGGCTAAGGTTTGAAACAGAACCTACGTTATCTATGTTATGACACTTGCGGGGTTTCCTTGCGTGAGTTTAGGGAATGGACTTGCCCTAAATGTGGCATGCATCACGATAGGGATATAAATGCTAGCAAAAATTTGCTGAAACTAGTCATATAGTTTTAGCACTACCGAGGCTGGAACGGCCTTTTGAGCTTGGGGAACCTTGGCAGGTTACTGCCATTGACCAAGAAGCCACCCACCTCTATAGGTGGTGGTAGTTCACGTTAATAGAAGTGAAGAACCTTTCTGTAGCGGACATGGAAGTGTTGAAATTATATGCAGAAACATATATACAATCAGGAGGACAAGGATTCCCTGGGCTTACAGAACCCAAGGGAAGCATAAAAGAAGTACTAGTAAAGTACGGTTTGTATTATTAAGAAGCTTTTGTCTGTTCGAAGAAGGGAAGAAAAAGCTGTACGCGTTGGAAGAGAAAGAAAAAACCGAGGAGGGTTAAACGATGGATATCCTTTGGATGGCACATAGTCAACAAACTCAGGCAAAACTATCAGGTTGAGATTACGTATGGTAGTATTACGAAAGAAAAACGGATTCTGTATGGGCTTGAGAAGTCGCACAGGAATGATGCGTTTGTGATAGCTGGCGGGAATATTCAAGATTAAGGCTAATTGAGAGAGCTAAAACGTTGATGTTCGAAAGGAGGGAAAGGGCTACTTCCTCACATGGTTAAAGCCACGTGTATCCGTAGCCCGGTTTCATGAATATAGCAAAGATTGTAGTGCTTGGGTATTCAGATGCTGTTCCACTATTTGAACCTATCAACTCTGTGTCGAAGTTGCCGGAAGGCAAAGTCTACTACCTAAGCAACGGCAACTTTTCAGTTCCATTCATTCCCAAGATGTACATTATAGCACCTCCGGGCGTGGTGTTGAGGTTGCATTCCGACGGGATAGAGGGGATTATTGGCGGCACAAGATTAAAAGCAGACACAGTAGAGATAGGTTCGCTGTTCAGGATGGGCAATAAGCATGTTCCAACACCACAACTGTTTCGAGATTGGCCGGCAGGTATTTATAAAGTTGAAACCTCGGTTTCGACTGAGAGCATTCTTCGTGCTGTGAACCTGCGTTCGAGTGCAGTCTATACTGAGAAGATAGACGTCCTAATGCTGGCAAGTGCCTGGGCAAAGAACTTCTGTGTGCTTTTTGATGAGCTGGCTGACAGGGACATTGACATCATCTCTGAACGGCTGATGCTCCTTGCTTCGCTTGACAGCATACCGCAGAGCGCAGAGGAACAGTTGAGGATGCTGGTGAGGTGCGATGAAGACGGAATGCCGACCGATGTACTCACACCAGGCTTGGATATAATCACGACACTCTACAACTGGTCAACATTTTTTAATTTTTACAAAATTGATGAGCTCTGCAATTTCTACCAAACCAGGAAAGACTTGCTTGAGTCTTTGGACCTGTACGACACGGGCGGTCGAAACCTTACGTTGAGGGGTGTCACTCAGCAAAAGCAGGCAACAATTTTTGACTTCTGATGGGGGGATAGTATGATACTTGGTTGGTTCGATTATGAGGGACGGCTGTGGGAAAATTATGTCCTAAGCGAACTCAAGTCGACTGGCTGCGAGTGGATAGTGAGTTACGTTAATCCTGAATCATTGTCCAAACTAACACTGCTTAAGACTAAATCAGACGAGCCGATACTGCACTATGCAGCAATTGTCAACGATTATACAGACATACTAAAGCACGTAGACTTGTTCTGTCCCGATTTGTCTGCAACCACGGTCTTTGCTTTTGCAACTAAGATTACAACAACTTTCCCTGATATAGTGAAGTTCAGCAAGCAGTTTGTCGACAAAACGCTCAACTTGTTAGCACTTCCTTCCAGATACAGCTCCCTTCAATTTCCTGCAGTGGTTTATGACGACAGCAAGAATATAAATTTGGTTTCGAGGATGGTGATGAGGAATGCACTACGTCAAAATTCCGCACTATCAGTATGAAGCACTTAAAAGGATTGCTAACTGGCGTGGTGTTGAGATTAACAGTATTGTTGAAGAGGCAGTATTCTGGTACTTAAATTTGATGGGGCATAAGATTGGTGCGCTTGACATTGACGCGGAATTCATGACTGACGTATATGACCAGATAGCTGATAAGATAGCGCAGAAGGTGGTGGAGAAACTTGAACAAAAGGGTTCGTAGAGCGTATGCTAAGCGTATGCCGGGACAGAAATACATGGTGCCTCAGCCGTCTGCGATTAAAGCAATTAGAGAGCACCTGCATAAAAGGTTTCCGGGCATGGATGTCAAGACGGCTGGGCATATAGCGAGTGAGGCAGTGGAAGCGATAAGGCAGACTTTGATGAAGTATGGTGCGATATGGCTACGGGAGGTTGGGTCTCTGCATGTTGTATTTGCCAAACCCAGGCTGTATAGATACAGAGGTGAAGCTTATTGGACTACACCGAAGTACAAGATGATAGCGCACATCTCAGACAGTTTCTACTTAGAACTGCTTAATCGCGGAGGGATTGGCGATGGTGAACGTGAGGATAAGACAGGACAAGGTGGTGGTGGAGACAACATATGAGATATATCAGAAATACGGCAGACCGCCTTACTGCAAGTGGAATGCCAAGGAAAAAGTCTGGGAATTTGCGTTGCCACCACAAAAATACGAGCAAGCAAATGCATTTAGAAATTGGTTACTGATAGTTGGAATAACTCCAGACAAGTTGTATTCAATAGATAACGAACTTGCGAAGTATAATAACTTGAAGTGGGTCTATAAAATTGAAGGTGATTTTGTACTTGTCAATGGAAGTAAAGTAACACCTGAACTTAAGAACGAACTCATTCATCACGGTTTTAGATACAACAGCAAGACTGAAAATTGGTACAAGCGCAAGACATTCTACGCACTCGTGGTAATAGATAAGCTTTTCAATCTCGGAATGTTTGAGCTTAACGATTCACTGAACTTAGAATACCCGTCATATTTAAAGCCCTTCCAGCGTCAAGCTGTTTCAAAGGCAGTTGATGCCTTCAGCAGAGGTTGGAAGGGTTATTTAATTGCAGACGAGATGGGCTTAGGAAAAACAGTCGAAGCACTTGGAATAGCGGAGGTTCTAAAAAAGATGGAGGCGATAGACAGAGTTATTATTGTCTGTCCTAAGCCGTTGAGGTATCAGTGGAAGAGCGAAATACAGAGGTTTACAGGTTTAGAAGCCGACGTATTGGATGCAGACAAAGAAAGCTATCAGAAACTACTCGAACCAGGAATGCACATCATCCATTACGAAGGCTTAAAGTTTTCAGTCAAAAAGTGGGTAGATGTTGATGATGTTCTGCCACTGCCACCGAAGACGTTGATGATTTTGGATGAAGCCAGTAAGGTGAAGAACAAGACGACGCAGAACTACAAGATAATAAAAAAGCTTGCTAAGAATTCGTTCATCGTTCTGCTTACTGGTACGCCGTATGAGAACCACCTAGATGAATTTGCAAACATACTCGAACTCATTTCACCTGAAGAGCTTTTTCTGTATCCTGAATTCAGAGAAAAGTTCTGCATAGAAAAGGAAGTATACAATCAAAAGCTGCGCAGGAAGGTTTCAATTGTGGTCGGTTTCAAGAACCACAAGCTTTTTAATGACGTAGTCAAGCCACTCTACATTCGAAGAACGAAAGAGCTTGTTGCACCTGAACTGCCTGAGCTGATTACATCGAAGAAGTATGTTGAGCTCAGCGATTTGCAGAAGCAATTGATTAAAGTAATAAAAAACCAGAGCTTTGACAAGAAAACTATCATGTTCACTTGGTTACAACATGCTCGTGTTGTTGAATCAAATCCGTTCCTGACCACGGCAGAACTGTTGAGGAATTATCTGCCGAAAGATGAAATAATTCCTCCGAAATATGAAGTAGTTAGTGGTATAATAGAAGAGGCAGGTAGTGAGAAGGTAATTATCTTTACGAGCTTTGAGAAAGTTGCCAACAGTCTTGCTGAATATTTAAGTTCGCTGGATTACAAGGTATATCTGACAACAGGGCAGGTAAAAAACAAAGACGAGGTAGTGGCAAAGTTCAAGCAGAAAGGCGATGTGCTGATTTCAACGGATACGTTAGCTTACGGGATAAACCTTCAGTTTGTCAATTTGCTAATCAACTACGACCTGCCTTGGAACCCAGCGGTGCGACAGCAGAGAATTGGTAGAATTCACAGAACAGGTGCAACACAAACAAAACAAGTTATAGACCTGATTTCTTTTGCGGAAGAGTTTAGAACGGTTGAAATGCTAATTGAAAACACATTATACAGGAAAGAACTGGAATTCTCAATGGCGGTTGAAGGAAAAGATTTTGAAACACTATTTGAGCAAATTGCGAAAGAGTTCTTTGCAAAACAGTGAGAAGGAGGAGTCAACTACCCCCGAATAAATTCGGGGGCTTGCGATGGCGGCAGCAAGGCAACGGTTGACTAGGCCAAGCGGTACCCAATCCGCTACGTCCAGTGGGCTAATAAGTACCCTGGGGTGCCACCCTAGCTCCAGGCTCTACGGCAAAACCGCTTAATGCCACGCATGGCAAAGACCATGCTAAGCCTGCTGGACATGGCCGAAGGGGCGAATACACTTCGACAAGGAGGCTTACCGCATGAGGTTTGTTCCTGTTGTTGATAAGGATGGCAATCCTCTAATGCCAACAAAACCTTCGAGGGCAAGGCGATGGATTAAGTCTGGTAAAGCTACTCCGTTTTGGAGCAGGGGCGTGTTTTGCGTAAGACTTAATGTTGAACCTTCAGCTAGGTATAAACAACCGATAGCTGTGGGCATTGATTCAGGAAGCAAGATGGAAGGATATTCAGTTAAGTCAGAAGCACACACATATCTTAACGTTCAAGCGCACGCTGTAACGCACGTTAAGGAAGCTGTAGAAACCAGACGCAATATGCGCAGAGCCAGAAGGTATCGCAAAACTCGCAGACGCCCTGCCAAGTTTAACACAAGTGCCAAGAAGTCTCCCAGCCTCTATAGGTGGGAGATGAATTGGCAAATACTTACATCCTTACCATATATGCTATAATATATAAGAATTATGAGAAGACAAAGCTATACCTTGCAAAACTACATGAAAAAGTAGCAAATCAAAGAAGAGACTTTCTACACAAAGTATCCTCTAAAATTATAAACGAAAACCAAGTTATAGTTTTAGAGGACTTAAGTGTGAGAAACATG